ACGGCTGTTGAAGGTGGATTTAGTCAGGCTGGTACTGATGCCCTAGCACAACAAGAAAACCTCACAACCCGACTTGGTAACCTTGGCGACATTATGACTACTACGGGCGCTAATATTGATGCGAATACTCAGCAACAATACCAAGCCCTGTCTTCTAGTTTTGATGAAAACGGTCAGCTAATTCAAAATTCGATTACGGAAAACGGTGACACTATTAGCCGCCAGATGGACGATCAGGGCAATATCATTGCGACCCGTTTTGATCAGTCAGGCAATCAAGTTGATCAGGTCAATATGAACGTCAACGAAATGCTGACACAGGCTGAGAATTATCAGCGTGATCTAACAGGACAGATACAGGGCGTAGGTGACGGTCTTATGTCTGGTCAGGCTGATTTGACTCAGCAAGTCGGGCAAAACCAAACTACCACCAACAACGCTGTCACTGACGTTCAACAAGCTATGGCAGGTGGCTTCGATAAGTTAGATGGTGGTCAGGTAGCACAGGCCCGTGATCTAGCTAAGATTGCTGCGGCTCAGACTGATCTGGATATGAACATGCGACAAGACTTTAACCAGCTTGGTGCAGCTTTCTCCGACAACGGGCAATTGATTAAAAACAGCATTGATGAGCAGGGTAATACAATCTCCCGTGCTATGGATAATCAAGGTAATCTACTGCTTCGTTCTTTCGACGTAACAGGTAAGCAGATTGGCAATAAAGTAATAAACATCAATAAATCCCTAAACGATTTGAGCAACATACAGAATATGCAAGGCGGTAACGCATCTATGGGTAATCTTAGCCCACCAATGTCTTCGGCTGTTCCTAGTTCTGGCTTTGCTTCACCGTTTGCTACGACAGGCAATACGAATACGGCGCTAGGCAGAGACAATAAATCTGACCTGTCAATGATTCAATCACAGTTTGCACCAAACCCTAATGCGTAAAATTAAGGAATTTAATTAATGCATCCAACAACAGTATCTCAAGATTGCGTAGAACTTGTTAAAAAGTTTGAAGGTCTGCACAAAGTAAAAGACGATGGAATGGTACACGCATATCGCTGCGTGGCAGGACGTTGGACTTGCGGATTTGGCGCAACCCGTGGCGTAAGATCTGGCGTTAAATGGACAAAAGAGTATTGCGAACAACGTCTTATCGAAGATCTAGATGAACATGGTAAGATAGTTAAGAAATACGTTAACGTACCTTTAACGCAATCTCAGTACGATGCCCTGACTTCATTTGTATTTAACTTAGGTGGTGGGGCGTTCAGGTCATCAACTTTGCTGAAGCGCCTGAACAGCGGAAATTACGACGATTGTCCTGAACAGATCATGCGCTGGAATAAAGCCCGTGTGGATGGCAAACTAACACCTCTTCGTGGGCTAACTCGCAGACGTTCCGCAGAGGCTGCTATATTTGCCCGTGATGCACAGTTGCCTTCTGATGAAGGCGGCCCAGCAATGCCCCAGAAGCCTACCGCAGAGGCCCCTAAATCGCTTGCTAAGAGTAAGACAATGGCAGGTGCAGGGATTGCTGGGGCAGCTACTGCAATGAATGAGGTAGCAGGGCAGATCCAAGGGTTGGTTGCCTATGCTCCCATGCTTAAAACCATCTTTTTAATCTGTGCAATCGGCGGCATTGGTTTGGCTGCATATGCACGATTTAAAGATAATAAAGAGGGCATCCATTGATGTTCATATTTGGCAAGATAAAAACCTATATCATTGCCACTTTGGCTTTAGCTTTGCCCATTATTTATGTGATGGGTCAGGTTAAGGGTCGGGCCAAAGAAAAGAATAAAGTCCTGCAAGACGATCTTCAGGCGCAAAAGAAAACGACTGATTTTTATAAGAAAATGGCAGAACATGAAGCTGACAGTCTTACTGACCGCAAGTCTCTTACTGAGCGGCTGCGGGGGAACGGTTTATAGAACCAATCTGGAAGTCTACTGCCCGCCTATAGAGCAGTATTCTTCAGAGTTTAATCAAGAATTAGCGGATGAGTTGGATGCCCTAGACGGGGATCAGACAACTATACCGATGGCAATCGCTGATTACGCAAAGCTGCGTGACCGAATCCGTGCATGTGAAAAAGAGAAGGATAATATCTAATGGGCTTTTGGTCAGACACATTCGGCGGCGGCAATAGCTTTACGGAAAGCGTAGCCAATACATTTACTCCTAATGATGGTGCATCCTATGTAGGCGGTACATTAGTGTATGACGATGACGATAATAACCCATCAAATAATGTTGTTGTACCATCCTCTGATATAGGCGAAGGCGGCACATATTCAGGATCTGCAAATAGTACTAATACAAATAACTCTGATTACAGCCCTGCGTCTAATACACCTAATGCTGAACCTGAAAAAGTAACAGGTGCTGCACCGTCAGGTATTAATAAGGTTCTAGGCTTCGCTTCTCCTGTAGGTGTTATTGGGGCTATAGCGGGGTGGGCTAATGGCCTTGACCCAGAAACCCAAGAAAAAGGCGTGTACGGCGGTAAGCAGGTATATGAAAATAAAGAAACAGGTATGCAGTATTCCTACAACTTTCTAGGGCTTCCTTACCAAGTAGAAGTAAACGAAGCAGGTCAGGTACAAGACTTCTTACGAAAAGATGCCTCTGGTAAATATCCTGGCGACGAAGGATATGATCAATCAACATCTGGTTATGAGAAAATGGCCCAAGACGCCCGTGATAACGGTGATGACGATCAAGCTGCGGCTATCCTACAAGAAGCAGAAGATAATGCTACTGAGGATGATGGAAGTAATGATACCACTAAGGGCGCAGAAACCATTATCAAGATGGCTGAAGAAGCTGGTATGGCTACAAGCAATGAACAGATACAGGCTATCCTAGATGATCCTGCGGGATGGCTAAAGGCCAACGGTGCAAGTCTTGTAGACAATCTGCCTAACCTTGACCCTGAGACTGCGGGAACCCTCCTAGACCCTACTAACCCCAACTACCTTTTAGGTGATAGTCCTACTGTTGCAGTAGCAACTACAGGTGATGCAGCTACGGTAGATGGTGTAGTTAATCCTGGCGCAGAAACGTATGATGCCAGTACAAGCGCAGATCAGCTAGGAACCGATGCGACAACGGTCGATGCAGCCACAGGTGAAATTCGTGATGAGAACCTAGTAGACGCTGCTCAGATTGATATGACAGGCGCTGCTACAGGCGTTAATGAAGACGGTACAGTTAGCGTAACAGGCGAAGCCCTCAACGACTTTGCTACACAAAACATCAGCAATATCATCGACACCTCTACAGTAGCGGGTAAGCTGTTAGCCCAGAAGCTGGGTGAAGGTAATTACACCGATAGTAAGGCTACTATTCTAGGGCAGATGGAAATTATCTCTGCCGAATTTAAAGATAGTAATGGCAACCCTGTAATACCGCCTTGGGCACAATCACTTTCCCGTGACGTTGCAAAGACAATGGCTTTCTCTGGTATCTCTGGAACCGCTATGACCGCAGCCATGAGTAATGCCATCATGGAAGCAACCCTTGGTATTGCAGAAAAAGAAGCATCGTTTTTCCAAACCCTTACAACTAAGAACCTAGATAACCGCCAAGAAGCTATCATTAATAAAGCCGCTGTACTGGCTAAGTTTGAAGTGGCAAATCTAGATGCACGTCAGGCCGCTGCGGTACAGAATGCTAAAGCCTTCTTGGAAATGGATTTGGCTAACCTGACTAATGAGCAACAGGCTGAAGTTGTGAATACACAGGCAATGGTTGATGCCATCTTTAACGATCAGTCTGCTATTAACGCAGCCCGTTTGTTTGGTGCAGAGCAAGCCAACGATATGCAGAAATATTATGACAATATGAATGCACAGATATCTTTGCAGAACTCTGAACAAATCAATCAGATGAAGCGATTTAATACTGGCGAAATTAACGACAACCGTGAGTTTAATTCTAAGCTAGAGCAGTCTCGCCAAGAGTTTTATGCAGATATGCAATACAACTTGGATCTTGCTAATGCCAAATGGAGACAAACAGTAGCCACTACAAATACAGAAATGGAATTTGAGGCGGCAACTCTAGATGTTAAAAATGCGTTTGATCTGTCTACAGAATCAATGACCCGACTGTGGGATCGTGTGGACAATCTTTTGGATTATATCTTCAAGGGATGGAATGCAGAAGCTGATCGTGACGCCACTATATTAGGCGCAGAGATTAGAGCGCAAGCAGGACAAAGCAGCGGCGGTAATGGCATTATGGATGGCCTCATAACGCTAGGTGCTGCGTGGATCAGTTCTGGTCGAGGGTGGCCCTCTGATGAACGACTAAAGACAGACATTCAGTACCTGAATACTGAAAAAGGCATAAAGATTTATAGCTGGAAATGGAACAAAGAAGCCAAGCGTATAGGGGCAGATAAGTTTCCTGCTTACGGGGTTATAGCCCAACAAGTTCAGAAAAAATATCCAAATGCTGTTTCTGTAGGTTCTCATGGCTATCTCACAGTTAACTACGGAGAAATCCAATGAAGTTTGAAGACGCAGTAAAGAAGTCGATTAAGGCTTTTATGAACGGTAAAATACCCGCCGCTACCAATAAATTAAGCGAAGAGGGAATATTTCATACCCCTGCATATTTCGATGAACTTGAAGAAGAGATGTTGTCAGAAGACAATGATGAGGAGATCGTAGATGAAGATGTTTGATTTCCCGATTGCTGGTGCGAACTACGCTGCAGACACCCGTAATTATCCTTGGCACAGGCCACCTGATATCGTCAGTTACGATGAGGGTGTTGATTATTTAATTAGAAAAATGAATGAGCCAGAAGAATTAGAACTGGTTTATGCTCTTTTAAAAATTGATACGCACGTTGCTACGGTAGTAAGCGCAATACTCATGCAGGGTATTTCCCGTGGTAAGTTTTCTATCGACTTAGCTATTTTAATGGCAGGCCCACTAGCCCGTTACATTGGTATTATAGCTGACGAACAGGACATCAAATATGACATGGGCCTCAACGATGAGAACCGTGTGGTAATTACCCCTACTTCCCTAAAACTGGCGCTTGGTATCTTTGATGATGACGAAGAAGACGATCCTGATGAAATTGTTGAAGAGTCAGTGACCAATTCAGAGGGTGGCTTAATGGCTACACCAACAGATGTAGAAACAGCCAGTGAAGAAGAACAGGCTGCAATGCTAGGTTTATCAAATGAAGAAGAGGAGCCTGTAGATGGGTTGGCGTGATACACAAGCGGCGGTTTCTTCTGGTAAAAAGAACTATTACAAAAACGAAGATTCATTTGGTTTAGCCTTCTCAAAGGGCGCAGACATCATTGCTAAAAGCTGGATGCAGCAAGCGGCTGATGAAAAGGAAGAAGCAAAGATTAAAGCTAAAGAGGAAAGAGCGGCACGAAGGGCTGCGGCTGAACGGCAACGTAAAGCAGAAGACAAGGCACAGAAGAATAAAAAGAATGCCCTGATCTTATCTGAAACTTTTTCTGGTACAAACAATAACCCGCAGGCGGTAAATTATTTCCAACAGCAACTTACCCTTATGGATGGGGATGTTGGTGCAGTTATGACTGCTACTCAGAATATGGTGGAAAGCGGAAGGCTGGAATTTACAACTGAAACTGAGAGCCGTGAATTACAGGGGCCGCTGCTACAGCGTAGTGATGTAGATTTGGATGTTGCTTCTAAAAGTACATTAAATGCTTATTATGATGCTGATAGTAGAGATGATAATGAGGCGGCAGACCAAATTGCAAACTCTGTAGATGATTTAGCTAAATCAGGCGAAGGTAGTATGCAAAAGGGCATGGAAAAGCAGATGGATGCTATTCTTGGCCCTGAAGGTGAAAATGATGCATCCCTTGAACCTGTGGAAATAGAAAAGCGTGGAATTAAAATCACTCCATTCGGGGAAACCCCTGCTAAACTCGATTACACAAGATTAAAAACATTAGAAGACATTGAGTTATATAAAGATGAACTCAAGGGCGACAATGTTACCTTAGATGCGGATCTCTTAAAAATAATGGAAGACAGAGAAGCACTGCTTAAAGGAAGAAGTTTAAAATCTACAATTAATTCTCTTGCTGGTGATTTAGAAGCTGCAAAAAACCAGCTTCAGACCTTAGAGTTATTAAAGGAAACGAATACAGACGAATTTGTTGCTATTAAAGCACTTGTGGATGCTGAAGAGAAAAACCTTAAACCGTGGGAAACTATAGTAGAGCCTGACTCTTTTGTAGGATTGGATAAAGCTGCTTTGGAACAGAAGCGGCGGGTTGCTAAATCTTTGGGCGCTAAAGATGATGACCTAAAGATTATTGATGCAGAAATAGCGGCACAAAAGGAAATCAAGGAACCAATCGAATGGAGTACAATTACTAAAGATAACTTTGAAGGCAACGCCAAAGAACTTGAAGATGCTGGTGATGCCGATGGTGCTAAGAGAGTAAGAGAATACGGCAAGGCAATATCTGCAGATAAGCCTCTAAGTATAGTCGATTTAGATAAACTAAGTGATGATGTTCTTGAAATTCTATCGTCTACCGTTACAGATTCTAATTATAAGGCAGACATTGATAGGGTAAGAGTACAGAAAAGCGCATCCGCTGCAGCACAAGAAATAAATGATTTTAATATTGCAGACTATGACGATGTAGATACCGCTACTATTACTTCTATAATAAATACGGAAGGCACTGCACCTCAAAATATTGTAAAGTTACAAGAACTTCTTAATAACAGGAATGCTCAAGCACCTAAGATTTTACCAGGAAGCGAAACTTTCCTAATTAAGTATAAATCTGAAACGGGAGAAATTGAAAGTACTACTGCTAAACTCAATGAAAATAATCAGTATGTTGATCTTAATGATCCTACTAAAACCCGTGTTCCTGTTGAGGGAGAACAGGTTATAAACTTGGATCTACAAGATGATATATACGATGGTGTAATTAAGATTAACCAATCTACTATCCAGCCTCTTAAAAAGCAGCGTATAGGTATGGCTACTACGCTGGAATCAGCAAAGAAACTTGATGATTTGGTTAACCCTGAAATGGGGGGTAATCCTGCTATCTTAACTACAGTTGGTGGTAAAGTACTTCCATTTATAAAAAGAGTAGGCGTAGAAGTTGGAACTATCATAGATACGTTTAACGAAACTAGATCGTTATCAGATATTGAGACAAGTATTGATAGCGCAGTAACTCAATATCTAAATAGTATCCCCGGATTAGACGAAACCACAAGAAAAGCTGCCTTGTTTCAAGCGGAGAAGATTAAACTGGCGTTCACCTTTGCAGCAAGTTCTCTAGGACAATCAGGGCAAGGACTATCTAACAAAGACTTTGAAAAAGCACTTGCCATATTGGATCAAGGTAACACCTATACAACCTTTAGTGCTAACCTGAAAAGTCAAGCAGAAGCAGTCGTTAAAAAGACCCAGAGGTTGATAAATGACTTCAACGAAGATGATGCTGTTATTATGTTACAGCGGCGTGATCAAAACCTATTTAAAGGTTACGGAAAATCAACAGGTCTTTATGCAAATGATAATGGGTTGGCAGACGCATTCTCATGGTTATCAGGAAAACCTACTTTAGAAAATTTCTTATCCCGTGCTAGGGAAGAAAATCCTGGTGTAAGCGATAAGGATTTAACAGATTTCTGGTCTAAAACTTACGGGGTATTAAAGTAATGGTAGATATTGTAGACCCATTTGCTACTGAAGAAGACGAAACAAATACAAGTAGTGTTATACCTATAGAAACAGACAACACAGAGCCTGTTCCTGTAGAGGCAAGTAGTGAAACTAGCATCGTTGATCCTTTTGCTTCTGATGATTTAGAAAATACACAAGAGGGCGAAGAAGATGAGCCTACTTTAAAAGAAATAGCTGAAGAAGAACCTGATGCTATTAGCACACAGATGTACTCAGGCCTTACTTATAGTGAGGCTAGAGAAAAATACGATACTCTCATGGAAAGCCCTGATGTTATAAAGCCTTTATTTGGTTTGGGTTACGCAGTATACGAAGACCCCGAAACAGGTAGGCGTGAATATATACCCCGACCAGATATGAAGATGTTTGGTAAAAATGGTATGTTGGACAATACTTATGATGTTATTGCGGGGCTACTAACTGGTGATTTGGACAGGGCATCGACGGCTTTTGATGACACTGAAGCCAAGGTAGATGAATTTAGTAAAATTGCTTTGGGTCTTAGTGAAAGTGCTGGGGCTATACTTGAAGCGGGCGCTGCAGGAGCAGAAGTATTAGGGGCAGAGGGCGCAGTAGATGCCATAAGCCCGTTAATCGTTAATGTCGATACTGGCGACAGCTTTGGGGATGCTATCCTAACAGATGCTGTTCCTGCGGTAATAACTTCTTTTGGGGGCGGTGCTGCCGCACAGGTAGTTACAAAGGCTCTACCTAAAGTAATTAGAGGTTTTGCAGTTCTTGCCGCCGCCGAAACAGGCGCTGCAGCTACAACCAGTACAGATGAAGGAACCTTATTCCTTGGTGGAGAAAAGGCTGCTCTTATCCCAATAGCGCAGGGCCTTGATCTTGGCGACAGCAAGGCAGAAGACATAATTGAGCAGCGTGTAAATGTGCTTGTTGAAGGTATGTTTTTAAACAGTGCGCTTTCAGGGGTTGTAATGACAACCGCACAAGCCGCTAAACTGGCATCTAAATTCACTATCCTTCCATTACTAGACGCAGGAAGAGAACAAACTATTACCCGTAGGATCTATGATGAATTAACCGAAAGCCTTATAAAGATTGATTTTTCTACTACACCTCAAGAAATAGCAGAAGCAAAAAGAGAACTTGCCCGAATTGTTGAAGAAAATAAAACTGTTCTTCTTCCTGAGATACAAAATCTTGCTGCTAAAGAAGTACCAGTAGATACTCTTTCTGCTCTTTTGAGGGGCACTGCAGAACCAGAAGATATAGCAAGAATTTCAGGGGTTCGTGCAGGTAATATACAAAAAGCATCTAATAACCCGCAGTTAATTGCTGCTTCTGAAGGGCCTGCTAGAGAACTACAAAAACAAGTGGATGACCGCCTTGCGGAAATATCCTCAGAGGTTCCTACAGAACAAGTTGATACTATTGCGGCTGCCGCAGATGAATTGGCAACAGATGCCCGTGCTTCCGTAGCATCCGCTGATATTAACGCCGTAGATGCACAAACTAATTTTGACGCTGCAGCAAAACAGGTAGTCGAAGGTATCCAGAATGCAGATCTGGAACTTAGTGGTCAGATTAGTCGTTTAGAGCAGGTAACTGGAACGGACATTGTTACAGATAAATCTGCTTCCTTTGATCAAATCAGAAACGGTTTGATGCAAGCCAAAGAAACAATGAGCAAAACAAAAGACGATCTGTATAATGCAATACCAGACGGTACGCCTTTTGATTATAGTAGCTTTGCCGCACAGGTAGAAGAGGCCGTAAAACAAATAAACCTTTTGGATACAAGCGGTACAAGAACCAAGAGTGTTGATCTTATCAATACAATTAGGTCTGTTTTAAAACCAAAAGAAGCCGTAGAAGATGCGCCCTTTGTACCATTTGGGGTACAGGGAACAACTACAACTACTACAGAAGCAGGAGACTTTGCTGAAGAGTTACTCAACGGTGGCGTTGATTTTAAAACCTTATACAACAAGGTTCGCCCAGAACTTTCTAACCTAATTGATCAGGCCTATAAGCGTGGCGATGATATGGTAGCCAAACGCCTTATAGATGTTAAACGTGCTATTGATGATCAGGTACAGTGGGTTGCGGAAAATGCAGACGAAGAGGCGGCAGATGCTGCCACGAAAGCATATACATATTATTCCGATCAATACGCCCCTGTTTGGCGAGATGGTGGAGTAGTAGCTGATTTTGGCGATCTCTATGAGCCAGTTATGACAAGGGGAACTCAGAAAGCTGGTTTTAAAGAGCGTAGCCGTGAACTGGTAACCTCTGTTCTTGAGGGTAATAATGCTGATGCTGTATTAAATATGAAAACAGCACTTGAGCAAGTAGAAGACCCAAAGGCAATTGCTGATTACATGATTACGGATGTAATTAATGGGTTTGCTTCAAAGGTAAGGTCAGAAGGATCTATGACGCCTGAAGCACTAAAAGGAATGTCGGATCGACTACAACAATACGCTGATTCACTTAACCAAGCCTTTCCTGAACGGGCTAAACAAATTAATTCTTTAGTTGCTTCAATTGAATCTGCAGCGGGAAATAAAAAATTACTAGAAGCTGCCCTTACTTCTGCAGAGGAAGTCGCATCACAGACACGAAAAGAAGTTAAAAAAACAGAATTGGGTAAGTTTTTAAGTAATGTATACGGAAGGGAAATGGCTACAAACCTAAACCCAGAAGATGCTTTTGTTAAAATATTTAGAGAATCTGAAGGCATAGGAACAATACAGGATATTGTTGCCCGATTAGATGATATGCCCCCAGCCCGTGCTTCTGTAGTTCGTGATGGTATGGAAACTGCTTATCTAAGATATCTGTCAGAAAAAGTATCAGGTGCGAAAGTACAAAGCGGCGGGGCTACAACATTAAAGGGTGCTAATGTTGATCGAACACTGGAAGAGGCTAACAATATACTTTCGATAGGCAGAGAAATTTACTCTGAACAACCAGAGCGAATGGAAACTTTTGAGATCCTGTTAGATGCAGCCCGTATGATTGATAAATCTAATCAGGCAACTCCTGTTCCGGGGGTATCTGCAACGGCATTTAATAAAGAAGCGGTACAAGCAACTAATCGAATGATTATGACACTTATTGGGCCTCTCAATAGAACTGGTGCAAAAATTCGTTCGATAGCAGGTGCAACATTTGATGCTTTAGATACAACTAACAGGGCGCAGAAAATTTTAGATAATATTTTAGCAGACCCAGAGAGGTTTCTAGAATTAGCTAAAAAATACGATACATACCCAATGGATCCTTTAGTTTATGAAAACTTAATTACAGCAATAACTGCGGGTACAACTAAAGCAGTAAGTGCTGAGAAAGAATATATGTACGATCAAAACAATGTAGATCAGCAAATGATGGATCTTGTTCCTCAGTAAAGAAAAACCCCCAGACCTAAATCTGAGGGTTCAATCTAAAACGAATTGGAACCGACCAAGGTTCAATTCACCTACTGTTATATAAAAATTAAGCCTTGAGGTCAATCGCCTTGAGGTTTTTTTCTTTTATATAGTTTGCACAAATATGGCATCTTCTTTCGGTATATCGAAGAACTTTTCGCCAAAGGCAATCTTCCTGTTAGGCACATCTACTTTAGTCGCATTTAGCACCTTTTTGCGACCTATTACGGCAGCATGGGTAAGGCTATTATTAAAGACCATAAACTGCGTAGGTTTACCTAAGAACTTAGCCTTCCGCACAGGAATATGAATGGTATCATACTTAAATTCTTTGCCATGCCAGACGGTTTTAACCTCAACCTCACAGTAAAACCGCTTACCATTCTTTTCTACTACAAGGTCTACATCATATTCATCATCGTGATCCGTGCAGGTATATCCTTGGCTCTCCCAAAACTCTTTAGCACGATTTCTGGCAGCTTCGTCATACTTGTTGAAGTCTTTCGATTGGAATGCTTTGTACATGTGTATTCCTGTTGTAAAAATATGCTGTATTGAAGCCCCGCTGCCACTCACGATGGTAGTGAGAGCGGAGCCTGTAGTTACATATGAAATCCCCCCTAAAGAAGGCTTCGTAGCCTTCATCAAAGGGTTTATTCATGGCTACTCACACTTCCGTAATCCAGTTGATGGGTCAAAGTAACACGCTCCACCTTCTTCAATGAAATTGTCCTTTTCTGCGGGCTTTTCTTCAACATCGTTTTCTGATGAAGCAGCATTCAAAATTCCAAAACGCTTTCCGCTGGCACGAAAGGTTGTACAACCAGACGAACCGCCTTCATAAGCGTCCATGTAGACTTGTTTAAATTGTTCCCATGTAACATCATCACCTACATTACAGGTTTTGCTGCAGGCACTATCCACATATCGGGAAGCTACGTTTAAAACACGAACATGATCGAATACTGATAGTTGATCTGCCGTTTTACCTTTGACCCCAAATTCTCTGTATCCGTAGTCTTCAACAATCTCTTCTGTTGGCCCATCAAAAGTTTGTATGGTTCGCTTGGTTACATAGCTAAATACAGGTTCAATTCCGCTAGACACATTATCTGCGCTTAGACTGATTGTGCCTGTAGGGGCAACACTAAGAAGGTGGCTGTTACGAATTCCATACTTGGCAATCTTTGTGCGGATCTTGGTAGGCAGGGTCATAGCAAATTCGCTGGTTAGGTAATCCTTCTTAAACAGAGGGAACGCACCTTTCTCCTTTGCCAGTTCGATAGAGGTTTCATAGCAAACGTCACGAATAGTACTCATAATATCCTCAAGTACTCGAATGAATTCATCTGATCCAAAATCAAAGCCCAACGCTTCAATCGCATTTGCAACACCTGTGACGCCTAATCCCATACGGCGTGTATCTTTGGCTTGCTTCTCTTGTTGCGGTAGAGGGTATGTCGCACGATCAACCACATTATCCATTGCCCGTACCACATAAGGAATATCTTCCTTCAACATGTTCATATTGAAGACGTATTTACCATCATGCTCTACGATGTATTTAGTGAGGTTAAATGATCCTAAAAGACAAGCACCGTAAGGCGGTAATGGTTGCTCTCCGCAAGGATTAGTGGCAACAATCTTCTCGCAATAATGCAGGTTATTCTTACGGTTAATTCGATCAATAAACAGGATTCCAGGCTCTGCCCAATCCCAAGTAGAACGTAAAATACTATCCCACAAATTACGGGCATTTACCGTGGAATATGTACGCCCCTCAAACACAAGATCAAAATCACTGTTTGATTTAACGGCATCCATGAACGCATCAGTCACCCCAACAGAAATATTAAATCCTGTTAATTCGGTGCTGTTATTCTTTGCGCTGATGTACTTTTCGATATCGGGGTGATCCACCCTTAACACGCCCATCTGAGCGCCTCTACGGTGACCTGCAGAAGCAATCGTATGGCAGACACTATCAAAGATTTTCATAAAGCTTAGTGGGCCACTAGAACGACTGTCTAGGCTTTTTATAAGCGCCCCGTGAGGACGTAGTGTAGAGAAATCATAACCTATCCCACCGCCAAGCTGCATTGTCTTAGCGGCGTCTTTAGCGGCGTCCATGATACCGTCCATACTATCCTCAATTGTACCGCTTACAAAGCAGTTGTACGGCGTGACAGTGCGAGGAGCGCCCATAGCCGATTGCACTCTACCCGCTGGCAAAAACCGCTGATTATACAGAATAGTGCGGAATTGATTGAAGTGTGTTTCATCATCTTTAAGGGCTTCAGCAACCCTAGTCATGGCTTCTTGGAAGGTTTCTCCTTCACTACGATACTTTTCTGCGTGAATATGTTCACTGATAGTAAGTGTAGGCCCGTATGAATTCTTTAGCATTTACTGCTCCCTTTTTTCTTGATCGATCATTTTGTTAACGTCAACAAATTGATCAGCAGGTACTGTTTTTGGTTTTAAATATGAGGAACAGCCTTTTGACTGATCCGATGTTAAGATGGGTAAACCCGCATCTTTGGCGTCTTTCAGAACACCTTGATCGTAATAAAGATGGCAGATCATGTTTGTGCAGTCGCACTCACAAAATGTCTGATCTCTGTACGACTTCACCTGTGATCACCGCTGCCAGAGATAACCCCACGGGCCATGCGGCTGTTGAGTTTATCCAGATTGCGCTGGGCAATAGTTTCCATACCGATATCTAGATCGGTGCAGAGGGCAGCAATGTACCAAAGCACGTCACCGATTTCTTCGGCAATTTTCTCCCGCTGAACGGGGTCAAAGCTACCGTTGTTATCACGCAGGACTTTTTTTACTTTACCTGCAACCTCTCCCGCCTCACTGACAAGCCCAAGTGCGGGGTATACCACTATCTCACAGTCAGGATAGATTGCGGTTTTAGAGGCCTGTGTTTGATAATCTTGCATATTCATAGATGCTCTCCCCGCTTATGCATTTCGATTAAATCTTCGATGAAAAACTTCATCTTATTGAGGTCATAGAGCGTGTCCGTGCCCTGTTTCTCGCCCAGCCTGTAACAAGCCTTAAAGATGTCTCCACGGCTCTTAGACATTGCCTTGTGACTAATCAGATGCCGCAGTTCAGTGGCATGTTGAGGGATCTGGTAATAAGAAGTAGAAAGCCCATCTGATGCCACTTTTTTCCGATCATGGGTAATGTCGAAAGTGGGGTTTGGATCTTCGTTAAGATCATACCAGGTATCATCCATACCCATCAGTTTGGCCTCTGCTTGCCGTTGATAGGGATGATTTTTGCGTCTTGAAGCTTCTCTACCAGTTCTTCGTCAGGCTCAAATTCCAGATCGTTTTCTTCATACTTATCCAATATTGCGTGGACGTTACCTATAGAAGCGAAGAAGTTACCCCCCGCATAAGCGCTAAACTCTAATCCTTTAAGTAGCAGAGCCAGAAATGTATTTTGCTCTTCTGTCTGTTCATTTGTAAGGTTAGCATACGCATCAACAACAGGTAGACCTTCATCATCCAGAGATATAACCAAAGAGACTGAATTTTTGGGAAGGTATTTAGAATTCATTTTTTATTCCTTTTAGCCAATTTGAAAAAGTGATCTGCATCCACAACCGCCAATGGCTTCTTCTGGTCAGCCTTAATTATGGCTAGTGGAGTAGCGCCCTTGGGGCAGTTGCTGATGGCCTGTTCCATCACTTTATAAATCGCATTACTTTTATTGTTTTTGCATTCCACTGAGTATGGAAAGCAGCGTCTTGCGGCGGGTGAGAACAACAGGTCTTCTCCAGATGCCCCCATGCTTGTAGAGCGGATGTCTCCGTCTTCTAACTTAGGGAAAGTGGAGTAGAGCCTGTCTCTCACCCATTGCTGCAGGCGGCGACCTTTTGCTTTCGCAGACTGCGGGGTTATTGCCATTTAAAGTTCCATGCCCTCATACTGGACATACCAGTTTTTCTTAGGCTCTTTGGCCTTTGACATAGGTTGTGGAAGTAGCTTGGCTTTGGGCCAGCATGACTTTTTAAAGTCGCACCAGTTACAAGATGCAGGAAGCTTTTTAGAACCTGTGTACTTCTTATTGAAAAAATCATCGACAGGCTCAAAACCCCTATCAAACGACCAATCATCTTTAAGAGCAGTGGCCTTCATCTGCATATCCTGCAGAACTGTATCCTTTTCATCTTTAGAAAAAGCAGCATCCATCACCAGAACCTGTCCAGTGCTTTTGCATACTACAATCCAGCCGCCTGCTTTCTTACTTTTGGCTTCTGAATAACCAACTAGCTGACCAACATAACCAAAGTCATCATTAGCTTTTAAGGCAGGTAACCCCATCTTCCACTTGCGTTCAAAGGCAAAGGGAGAACAGGACTTGATATCATAGACTTTGTTATCAATCTCAACATCATCTTCGCCTTTAACGGTTGTACCTTCTAACTCCAGTACCACCTTATCTTTACTGCCCGTGATGTTGGCTTTGGCGATTTTAAGGATCACGTCCATTATGCATTCAACAGCGTCACCGTGCAGCATCCGCATAATGAAGTTATAGTCTTTGCGTTCCTTCTTAGCGCCGCTTTTAGCCATCTGTAGCTGGCACAAGGGCTTACCAATGTTGGACATGCGAAGACGAAAGTCTTCATCCTCACGCTTGGCAAACTGTCGGCGTAAGGCATCTTTGAATGCCTCACCCGCTTCTTCTATCCAGCTATCATCAATATCCAGCGTATCGCCTTCGTTGTTAGATAGCTGGTCTAAGACCTTGTGTATGTCAGCTTGCAGGCTCATGCTACGTCTTCAAAATCATCGTCAAGACTTTCGCCCAAAGCTTTGATGGCCTTGGTATCGAGGCTGCCCTGCTTCATCTTCGCAAAATGTTCTTTATCGATGTATTTGTTTTCGTCACGAATGGTTTGTGCAAAAACCTTCATTGTTTCAAAAGCATCACGATCAAGCGCAAGCTTGTTGTTAAGAAGCGGCTTCCAGTGGATCTTAAAGAATACTGTTTCACCAACCTTCATGCGCTCAGTAGACATTTCAGATTGGTAATCGTGAAGACGTGCGCCTTTTGGCAGAACATTCATATATTCATTAAAAAACCCGCCGTAATTCGTGCTGCCTTTACCAAAGTAAATAGCTGGTTGGTTTTCAATTTTAACAGGCGAACCGTCTAAGGTATGACCGTCCATCGTAACCAATCCACGAACCACACGCCGTTGGCAGTCTTTGTATTTCTGGCGTAATTCTTTATCTTCGGCACGAACTTCCCACTCAGGCATTCCACACGCTATACCGCCAGCCGTATCACGGGCTTCATCCCGCAAATTATTACAGACCAGTGATTTTGTAAGCTTATCGTCTTCCCACAAATAATACTGAATGTGGGCCATAAGAGGCCTGAATAAAGGCTTCTTTGCGTAGACAATCCCTTCGGGCATATGGAGCCGAAACTCACCACGGGGCATTACGTTTCCATCATCATCATCTGGTGAATGCTGGTGATCAAATTTTGGTACACGAACTAGACCGTCACCAGAATCCCCGCTCCTTGCGGAGCCTAAAATATCGGAGAATTGTTCTAACTCGTGGCCATCAACTGTTGTTATATCGTTCATCTAGGAACCTTTCTTTATTGGAACTTATATTGTGGCATAACTAAGTGGCACAAGTCAATCATATTCGACTTGATCCAGCCAATTTTTGCCGCCTGATATTTCAATTTCTAAGGGCAGGGCGAAGGTGTAATTCCAACGCTGTTCAGCCTCTTTGATTACGTCCACCATAGCCCATGTCAGGGCTTCTTTAACTTTCTCAAGTTCGCCGGGATAGACATCTGAGACAATTGAGTCGTGGACGGTGAGTATCAGTTTAGAACGTAGGTTAAGTTCTCTGAACTTGCGAAGCGCACGAACACAGGACAGTAGCATCAAATCTGCCGCAGAGGATTGCACAGGGTAATTTACGATCTGTGTGTAGTGGCTGGTGCGGCCCCCACGCTTACGAACTACGTTAGGCCAAAAGAACTGTCTTCCCGATGGAATCTGAACAATACCGTTCTTTAGAACTCCGTCTGCAAGCCTACGGTGATACGCACCCAGACCTTCATAAATCTCAAAAAAAGTTGAAAAATATGATCGGACGTGATCTGCCTCTCCAGCGCCTAATCCCCCATAAATCGGCGCAAAACTGAATTTCTTCGACGCCTGGCGGCGGTCTTTTGTCACTTCATCTTCACTGCACTGGTAGATGATAGATGCAGTCTGTTTGTGTAGATCCTTGCCTGTCTTAACATCAGATATGATCTGGGGGTCACGGGATAATTCCCCAGCCAAAACGAATTCAACAGAACTGAAATCACTTTCAACGATGATTCCGTTTTCAAATCTACTAACGACAGCCTTACGCACAGGAAACCCACGCTTTGGGGCGTTCTGCATATTTGGCGAAGTACTAGATAGTCGGCCTGTTGCCGTGACATGCTGGGTAAAATTAGTATGCAGAATACCATCTGCCCGTGTCCAATTTTCAAACCCCTTAACGAAAGAATCTAAATACACACTGACTGCGTTAAGCCTACTGCTCTTAGTCAGGAACTCAACGGCGGTATCATTGCCCTTGGCCTCTGCCTGCGAGATTAAACGCTGTATGGTAACCTTGTCGGTCTTAAATCCATTGATAGAAGCATCAGAAGGCATGGTAGGGTTAAGACGTAAGCCTGCTACCTTACCATTAGGCTGATAGAATGCGCCAACACCCGCACAGGAAGGGCATTTAGACAGATTCTTGTAGGCTTCGCCTTGAACACGATACTTCTTACCGTTCTTTTGACGGGTCTTCTGTTTATACTTCTGTATATACGCCCTACCATCACAGGCATCACAACAAATAGCATTGGTTTTATATACAACCCGTGTAGTAGCCCGCACCGCAGCGTTAAACTGTGATCTGTTCATTCTAGGCGGGAATAGAGGCTTGTTGTTGCTATCTGTGCCTATATTCCAGACCTGTTGATGATCATCACGATCAATAACCTCACGGCTGTAGACAACCCGTGTCATATCCTGACCGCTATTGAGATTTATGACGGTATCGCCCATCACTTGCTCAACAATTTCTTCTAGGCGCTTGGTTAATTCAGCTTGTTCTGCAAGAAACTCTTCTTTGATCCCTGCAAGTATATCCAGATCGACTTTAATGCCGTTGCCTTCTATCTCTACAAGAAACAGAAGCATTTCGTTTGTAAGCTTAATCGTTTCACTTAACGATTGGTTGCTTTCATGGGCTAGGTCATTCTGTTGGGCCAGATATATTTCAGCGCAGGAGATAACATCAGCTTCTGCATATTCTAGAACAGTATCCAGTGGCATTGCTTCAAAGCCCGTACCACTCTTAAAAAGTTCATCTACCAGATCGGATTTCTTGCGGGTTACATCCCTGCGTTCCGCTGTAGCTTTAAGCGATAATTCCTGCCTCTGGCCCTTTGCCAGTACATATTCGCAAAGCATTGTGCAGAATACGGTTTCTGGTATGTCGAAGCCCATTGCAATAAGCCAAGCAACATCAAACTTGGCGTTGTGTGCTACTAGCACGTCAGCCTGTTCTAACGAATGTTCTAACGCTTTTCGGCTATCAGGGATTTCTATTTCATTATGATGGAAGACAAGGTTAGTCACCTCATCTACCGTATCCCAACCAAGAAAACCAAAGTGCGCTGAGACACACTTATTTTGTGGATTGAAAGGACTATTATCAATCTTGCCATCAATTTTATTAACGGTGGTTTCTAAGTCGAGTACTAAGACTCTCATACTTTGAAGCCTGCCAGCTTTGCGGCAATCTTGGTTTGATTGAGAATAAAGGCGTTGATCAAATCAAACTGTTCATCCAAAAGATCCTTAATCTCAGGGGATGAGGTTTTCTTATACTCAGCTTTATTCTTCTCAAGAAGTTCGTAGAATTCTTTTAAATCATCTTCACTCAACATAGCGGCTCACCTCTGGTAGAATTACGCATTGAACGCAGCCGTGATACCCGCTGAGTTTGTTCTTACTGATGTTTAGAAAACGATCATGGTTAGGTGAGTTATCGTCACCATCCCCGTTATGCTTACCAATACCTATGATAAGATCTGCCTCTGCGGCCTTACCTGTCTTTGAGCCTTCAAGCATAGAGAAGTCGATACGGGTACGGCCCTCTGCATCTGCAGAAGCTTGGCTTACACCTAGCAGGGCAGCATCATGTCTCTTAGCTAGTTCCCGTAGTGACCTATAAAGTTCACGAATACGCTCATGGCTGGCGTTATAGTTACCAGCAATATTAATCTTGTCTGCTTGGTCTACAACTATAATATCAGGCTTAATCTTCTCGCAATAAGAGTTGATCGTATCTAGATCCCACTCCTGAACATCTTTCATTATCAGGCGGTCTTTGATCGACAGGTATTTACTCATAGCCAGATCAGGATTGTCGGCTATCTGCTCACGGGTCATACCTGAACAGGCTTGTATTGCCCTCAGTTTAGTACGGGTAGTTTTCTCTTCGTTGCCTAAGTAGAGAACCTTTGCACCTTGTTGGCAAAAGCCGCCAGGGCCTGCAACTATGCTGATAACAAAAGCTGACTTACCTGTTTCAGGACGGGCAAATACTATCCCAAACTCCGATGGCCCAATGCCATAGACGTTACGGGCAAGCGTTTCTATGTTAAACTTCCAGCGGTTTTCATCTGAGGTTTCCGCTAGTAGTTCATAAATATCGTCAGTAGTTGGTTCACCAAAGTTGTCAGGCATGTAGCTGTCTTTGGTGCGCTCAAGTAATGACTGCAGGCGTGTCATAGCTGACAGGTCACCCTCAGACATATTAAGACCAAGATTGGCAATATCTCTGCCTATCTCACGCCGCCAGAGGTTTTCAATTATGTCAGTAGCTATGTCAGGGGTGATAGGATCTGCATACTTGAGTTCATCAATCGTATCACGAAAATCACCAATCTCTGAAGTAGTGGCGACAGGGTTTTCAGATAACCAGATTCCGTAGAGGTCATCTGGAGTTATATCCGTATCGTACTTGCTATGGGTTTCGCCTAGAAGATTGTATAGGCTTCCCGTTTCATCTGAAAATATTGATCTTCTCAGCCGGGGTTTTGTGCTGTTGTAACAGTCTTTAGTTAATAATGTTTTTAATAATTGTATTTCCATTCTGCTCTCCCTTGCTCTGTGGCATAGTTAAGGGCAGAGTAATAGCAGAAAATGGACATAAAAAAAGCCCCAATCTTTCGATCAGGGCATCTTTCTTTTAAAACTGTTCTAAAACAGGATGTTAGCTGTTCCTAAACTTCATGGACTTGATGTCGGGGGTTTGATCACCTCTGCGCTCTTTCATATCCACTTGGTGAAATACAACACGCTTGTTGCCTTTCACGATAGAAGCAATTGCTTCTTGAAGTTTCTGTTGCTCTTCTGCAGCCTCTAGGAAACCACCCTCAATATCGTAGTCTATTACTACAATCCCTCTAGCTTTCATTATACCATTCCCTTCACTTTAACGTCTGTACTGGCGACATAGACGAATAGTTGTTTACGCAGCCGATTGCCTGCGCCTCTATTTTAAATTTTCAATATGTTCAAGAAAAAGCTGGAGGTGCTGTTGGAGGAAATTTCCATTTCAAATATCTGCAAGCTGTTTTAAAAATTATTGCAGGTAACACTTTTCTATTAATCCGTAGATGTTTATTTTCCATATTTAATAACCTCGCTTATCTTGTCGGGTGATAGATACTTTAAATCTACCAGAGTCAATCGTACCTGGGAGTTATACCCAAGTACACCTAACAGAGACACTGCCTTAGTACTTGCGTCATTGTCAAGAACTAATGTTACTTTTTTATAATTACTAATGGCTCTTTTAATGCTTTTAGTAATGTTCGTACCTAATAGCGCAACACCAGTAAGACCTGTTACGTTTGATACCGCACATGCAGAAGCTACATCTTCGACCAGGATTGCATGATCACCGTTACCTACATGTATTCCTTTAGATAGTTCACCGTAACTCCACCACTTAGAACGTACAGGCCTCATAGAACGTCCTACAGCGCCTGTACTGTCTTTGTTATAGAAAAGTACCCTACTTTCTTTAGGGGCATAGCGAATCTTTATATCGCCTCTAAGGAATGCATCATAACTGTTAACCTTTTTAAGGTAAGATAAAGCTGTATCACTGTTTGATACATTCGTTGTGATTGTTGGAATAGGTTTAGGTTCGGGCTTATGTCTCTTGATAGCAGAACCAGATAGTCTAGCCTTTACCGCATCAAGATTACGCTCACCTGAATGTGCGCCTTTAACATTGCAGGATGCTCTATAACAATTCCAGACAAGCTTACCATCAAACTTATCTAGCGTGAATTTGTTCTTACCACCACAGAAAGGACAGTCGGTTGTTATCCGACTGCCTTCTTTGATTGATAAGGTTTTAACCCATTCTATCTGCTCACGATAACTAGACATCAAAGTGATCCCCACAATCTCTGCATAGTCTTGTGAATTTTAAGGATGGGCCTATTTCTCCTAGATACTTCGGGAATTTTGGCCCCTTGCATGTGTACATTAATACAGTTGCAGGCTGAGAGATAAGTACTGGTATTGTGCAGTATTCACATAGAAAGGTAGTAGGGCTTATATAATCTTCTTTGCCCTTTAAATCTTCTTGCTCTTTATTCATTGCCTTGTGCCTCTTAGCTAGTTGCTATTACTAACCCTGGGCGGGTTAGCCGCAGGCTATAGGCTTTTTGATATAAGTCAAGCACATTATTATGTGGCAGAGTTATGGGCCTATTAACCTTTGGCGTCTATAACCCATTGTTTTCATTGAATAGTCTCATAACCTGAAGGTCGTAGGTTCAAATCCTACTCCCGCAACCAAAGCCAATAAAAACAATAGGTTAATACCCAGAGTTAAGTATAGTACATAAAAGTATCCGAAATCGTATGTCAAGAAATTAAATGTACTGATTCTGGATAGCTTTATAAACGGCTTGCTGCCGCTCTTCATCATCCATTGAACGAATGACATCTTTACGGGGAACCAGTGCATCCCAGCTTACGGGGAACAACCCTCTTACGATATCACTGATTTGATTTGCAATCACTTGGCTTTCAAATTGGCTATCTGATGCACTTCTTAGGCCTACCATTTTAGATATAGCTTTGACCGTACCACTCCATATCCATCGTGCCATCATATTTTGAGGTAATACCATCCTAGCCATTTCAGGGGCTACACCAGCCTTTAGCAGGCCGTTATATGCATCCCGACAAGCATACATAGCCCGCCCTACAGGAACACTACCGCCTATCTCTACAATACCATCAGAACCTTGCTTGGAGTTCTTCGGACGCCCACGCCATTTCTTTGGGATATAAAACTCAGGTTCATCATCGATATATCTACGGCTCTCTTGGTTCCACGGCATGTATTCGTGTTTCTGAAGCTGGGCGATAACAAACAACGGTGCATAGCATCTGAAAGTTACAAATGTATGATTGAATGGGCTATGATGATTATGATCAGCCAGATATTTTATTAGATTCCTATCCTTATCATGCAGGATAGGCAGTAGTGGGTTTCCATCTGCCCCTGAGTATCCCAATGGCTTAGATTTCTTTGAGTAGGATACCCGTGCAGCATCACAGACTGAAAGGTCTGTACCGCAATGATCTACATATTCTACTGTTATTTCTGCTACCACGGCGGCTCTCCATTTTCATCTAATTCAACTTTTCTAAACTCATATGTACGGGGAAGCTTCTTTTCTTCTTCCACCTTCTTGAGTGGCACTACACCTAACATATCTAGGTGGTATGCTAAATGCGAAAGTTCCTTACTTTCCATCAGTTTTCCTTAACTCCACACGAATTGCCTTAACCAAGTCGATCAGGCGTTCAGTTAATTGCTGGGGTGGATGTTCAATCACACGCTGTAATTCAGCTTCGAAGGCTGCTCTGGCCTCATTTACGTTCATCATCCAAACCTCTTGTTTATACCTGCAGCGGCAAGCTTTCTTGTAGGCCTTACATAGATAGAAAGAACGTCACGGCTCTGGTGGCCCGTTACAGAACGTAATTCGTCCTCAGTACAGCCAGCTTCTGCCATTTCAGTTGCACCTGTGCGTCTAAGATCTCTCAGTTGTAACTCAGAGGGTAAGCCTGCAGCGTTTCTAATACGACAGAAGACTTTATTGTACTGTCTACGGTCATACGGCTTGCCTGTCTTTTCGTAATACACGATCTGATCATGCCAGTTGCTTGGGGATACAGATTGCATCCGCTCTAACAGCCGTGGAGAAGCAGGGATATCCACCCATGTCTTATTCTTTTCTTGCTCAAACCCAAAGATCTGATCACGAAAGTCCTGCCAAGTAAGTTGGCGCATATCTCCTGGCCTCTGGCATAGGTCATAGCAAAGCAAAGCCATAGTACCCAGAGAAGGGAAGCCCATTTCATCTGCTTTATCGACAAATGCATGGACTTGCTCTGGTTCCCATAGAACAGTACGGGCTGGCGTCTTTCGTAGACCCATATTCTTAAATGGATTGACTTTTGTTAACCCAAGACGTTGGCCTACTGTCCATATGCGTCTGAGTACCTTACACACATGGTTCGCTCTGTGCATACTTACGTCTTTACATAGCTGTGAGTACAAATACTCTGCATGTTTTACAGAAATATGCTCTATCAACATGTCCTGTAACAGCTTGGGTGACTCACTAACCCGTAATCTAAGTGTACCCCGCAACAACTGGTCGTAGGTTCTTTTAGAGTTGTCGGTTAGCTTATTCCAACTGTTAGTTTGCTTATACTGATTAACTAAGCCACCAACCGTGCGCTCATTAATATGAACTTCACGCTTAATGTTTCTTTTGTAGTCGGTATACTGATCCGCAATACTGATTGCTCTCGCAGTAGCATCTGATTGGTCAGAAAACTGCTCATAGTAAGCACCTATAGCTTCTTTGACGTATTTAGGTGGATTAACCACCCAGATCTTATGTCCACTCTCTAATGTTTTCCTTCGCAGGTATTTTATATGCGCCATATCAGTCTCCCAAGGTTATGAGGCTGATACCATGTAGCTGTGTGGCACAAGTAAAGTCAATTAATAAAATAGTAGTTGCATTATATAGTGTATTAGATATAGTGAATCCGCAGGCATCCTCCCAGCCTGTCTCTTCCTTGCTAGTAGCAGCCCCCTGTCGATTCGTTGGCAGGGGGTTTCTTTATGCTGATGCTTAAAGTGACAAGGTGCTATAGGTTCTATAGGAACCTGTCACAATAAGAAGTGTGGTTTTCAAACAAAAAAGGCCCCAAAGGGCCTAATTTAAAATACTCTGGCGTCAAACGTGTTTATACCTGAACAATAATGGGTGTTTCATATAGGTCTTGTAGATCTTCGTTAAAAGGTACGGCAACGGCAGAGCCGTCCAAAATTACTATTGCTTGGCTGTTGTCGGTTTTAGTGTCTTCTGAGGCATCCAACAACGCCTCTCCCAACTCCCTAGCTTGCGCCTGGCTTAGTATCATACGATTCTCCGATTTTTTGAATGTTCTCACTCTGTTCTAATTTTACTCTGGCGTCAAGATATACCTATACCTAAAACACCAGGTATCTTTATGATATCGTATCCCTTAAATCAACAACTAATAAGCGCATCCAGGCGGGCATAATAAATTCTTTTTTATGTGCTTTTTATTTGTGCAAATTTGCGCTTGATTGCTTGGCTTTTTTCGTTTCTATTGGGTGGCAGATCAAGGGGCGGGCTTAACCAACCCAAAAGACAAAACCCCAAGATCTGCAAAAATCTAAAACGAAAAGGAAAACCAAGAAATGAAACTTTTAGACACAAGCGCAAGCAATACAAAAGTGAGAAAGAGCCAAAAAGAAAGCGGGTTGCGGATTGCAAGCCTGTCTTTATATCCCAATGATTTTATATGTAGCGGGGCAAAGCTTGCCGATTGCATGAAGCCTTGTCTTAAAGATGCGGGATTTGGCATCTTTGATAATGTAAAAACGGGGCGGCAATTAAAAACAGAATTCTTTATGAAAGATCCCAACGGTTTTGTTGATCAAGTAAAGCATGAAATTTTTAATTTCGAAAAGCTTTGCAAAAAGAACGACGAAAAGCCCGCTTATCGTTTAAACACAATAAGCGATATTGATTGGACAAAATACGGGATCCCGCAAGAATTCCCGCAATCGTATTTTTTAGATTATACAAAGGTTGCGGCAAGGCTTGATAGAACCCCGCCAAATTATGATTTAATCTTTTCATATTCTCAAAACCCCGCCTATCAAAAGCAAGTGAAGCGGGCTTTGTTAACTGACAGGCCCGTTGCTGTAGTCTTTCGGGGCTTTGTGCCTGTCGGTTCTTATTTCTTGGGGCGGGAAATTGTAGACGGTGATTTGTCCGATATCAAAAACCAAAAGCAACAGGGCAAAATTATCGGGCTAAAGCTTAAAGGCAATGAAGCCAAGAAAAGCAAAAGCCTGTTTATTGTAGAACCAAGCCAAGCAAGCCCTGCCCCTTTTGCAATCGCTGCAGAATAGGGGCGCTATGAAAATCTTTTATACTGCCTTGGGCTTTATTGTCTTTTGGTTATGGGCTTTAGATCTTTTATTTTGAAAGATTAATAAAGGGCCTTTACTAAATTGTGAAAATGAAATAACAAGGGGCAGGGCAAAAGCTTTGCCCCTTAACTTTTAGACAAAAGGAACCGACCAAAAATGAAATTTACAATTATTTGGCGCTTAGAAGAAAACGGTGATTTTTTTGAGCAAAATTTCACCCGCAAAAAATCCGCTTCTTTAGCAGTTAAAACATGGCGCAATGTTTGGGGATTGCATGAAAGCGACTGTCTTGTGTTTGAAGTAAAAAAAGCGGGGGCGGTTTAATGACAATTGAAACGCTAACAAGCCCGCTTTTTATGACCGCCTTTTTTGCTGTTGCTGTTTTCGTATCTTGGGCAATTGCTGCAGTAATTACTGCCTTGCAAGATAGAGCAGACCGCAAAAAGCTTGATGCAATTTCTGCAAAATATGCAGCAAGACGGGCTGCGGATGATGCAAAACATGCTGCATTTATGGCAGAAATAAACCGCAAAATTAATCCCTAAGATTTTAGCCCTTAGCCCCTGCAAATTGCGGGGGCCTTGGGCTGCAATCTTGCAGCAATAAACCTAAAAAAAGGAACCGACCAAAATGCCTTATGATCTTATGATAACTGACAAAACCCCCCGCACAATGCTTACGCAAGCGGATCTTTTCGATAAATGCCCTGCAGCATTTACCCCAAGCCCTGCCCCTAAAACGTCAAAAAATTATGATTTTGTTGATACAATGCAGGCCGTTGAAATACTGCAAGATCATGGCTTCAAGCCCGTTTATGCGGCGCAAAGACCATCACGCAAAAGCGCAAACATTCCTTTCGCAAGCCACTTGATAGCCTTTGCTCAAGATCTTGAAGACGAGCAACATAGACCAGAAATATTGCTTTGGAATTCGCACGATGCATCACAAAGCTTGCGATTGCTTTCGGGCTTGTATCGTTTCGCTTGTGATAACGGCATAGTTTGCGGTGAAGGCCTGCAAGCCAAATTGCGGCATGACGGGGGGCAAACTGCAGGCTTTGAAAAGCTTGTTAAAGACCAAGCCCAAAATATGCCCCTTGCAATGGCGCATGCGGATTTAATGAAGGCAACAAAGCTTGATATCAAGCAACAGCAAGATCTTGCAAGGCAGGCTTTAGATTTACGCTGGAAACAAATAGATAGAAGCCCCGACACGGGGGCCTTTTGGGATAGCGTTACCATGATACACGCCAACCACCCAAAGCGGATTGAAGACGCAAGCCAAGATTTGTGGACGGTATACAACAGGCTCCAAGAAAGCATTTTGGGGGCAGGCCTGCCGATCATATCTCGAAACGCAAAAGGCATAAAAACAAGATCCGCAAGAGCGGTGACAGGCCTTAAAGAAATTGTGCGATTAAACCAAGGCTTGTGGGATATCGCAGAAAAGGCTGCAGCATAATGCGGGGCTTTATATCCGATCTTATCGGGGGGCTTTGCTTGTTTGGCATAATGATCATGCTGCAATTTGCCCCGTTTCTTTTCACTTAGTCTTTAGCCTTTAGCCCCTGCCTTTTGGCGGGGGCCTTGGGCTGCAGATTTTGCAGCTTTTATCTAGCAAAAGGAACCGACCAAAATGAAAATTACAAAAGAAACAGTAAAAATTTTACGCACCGAAATAAACGCAATGTTGCAAGATCTTGGGGCCTTGCCTTGCCTGCAGCATTTAGAAGGCTTGGACATATCTGCAGGGCATTGCCGCTTTGATCAAGATCAAGCAGATTTTAAACTATCAATCAAAATTAAGGGGGCCAAAAGCCAAAGCCAACAGGCCCTTGATCTTTATGCCGATCACTATGGTTTGGACGTTTCAAAGATAGCAAAAGAGCAAGGCAAAAGCTTTGCCCTTATTGGCTATAATTACAAGGCCAGCAAATACCCGTTTGAATTACAAGATTTAGCAACGGGCAAGGAATACAAAATAAGCCTTGATCATGCAAAAAGCCTTTTCGCAAAGGCGGTGCAAAATGCGTGATCTTGTTCTATCGCTTTATGATTTTACAGGGGTTGCGCTGCAGCCTTGGGTGAATGCAGGTTATGGGGGCATTGCTTTCGATATACAACACAACGGCGCATCTTGTGAACATTATCAAAACGGGGGCTTTATGGTTAAAGCAAAGCTTGATCTTTACAGCCCCGAAACAATGCAAGATATTGCTGCAGAATATACGGGGCGGGTTGCTTTAGTTTTAGGCTTCCCGCCTTGCACCGATCTTGCAGTATCGGGGGCGGCGCATTTTGCAAAGAAACGGGCAAAAGATCCCGCTTTTCAAGATAAGGCTGCAGGCCATTGCAAAGCCATTGCAGATCTTGCGGCAAAGCTTGATTGCCCCTTTATGATCGAAAACCCCGTAAGCGTATTATCTACGTTGTGGCGCAAGCCCGATCATACTTTTCACCCGTATGAATTCGGGGGCTATATCCAAGACCAAGATGCAATCCACCCGCAATGGCCCGATCATATCCCGCCCCGTGATGCCTATAGCAAGAAAACCTGTCTTTGGACGGGGGGCGGGTTTGCTATGCCTGCCCCGTTGCCTGTTAATTGCGAAAGCTTCGGGGCTTCAAGACAACACCGCAAGCTTGGGGGCAAAAGCTTGAAGACTAAGAACATAAGAAGCGCAACGCCTAGGGGCTTTGCCCAAGCGGTGTTTGAAGCAAATGAGCCTGCAATAAAATTCACCCAAGCTATTAATGAAATACAGGCTGCAGAATAAGGAACCGAAACCATGAAAATGAAAACAGAAAACTTTCTCGAATTATGCAGCGATATTGCAGGGGCTTGGCTAAATGATGCATATCTTGACGACATATATGAAGAGCAAGAAAACGGTGACGAAGTATACACCGAAGACGCACAAGACCGCTTCAATAATATCTTGGATCTTGTAGAGCAGATCTTGGAAAATAACGGCATCACAAAAGAATAAACCCCCAAGCCAAAACCAAAAGATGAAAGCCCTGCTATTAATTTAGCGGGGCTTTTGCTTTGGGGCATAATAAAGGGCGGCAATAGGGGGCGATATAAAGCCCATAGAGAAGGCAAAGCCTAGCCGGGCTAGGAGATAACAGCGGAAACCCGGTTTGGGCTATTCAGCGGGGCTTATATTGGCTGTAAGGGCCTATGCGAAAAGACAGGGGCCAAACGATAAAGCAAAACGAAAAGACAGGGCCGAAACGATACACCGCAAAGCCCCCCGCCTTTGCTTTTTATTTACGTCAAAAAGATTGCGGGCCTTTTGCTTGCTTTCCTTGCGCTTATTTTCTGCAGGAATTTAAAACCCGATACTTTTTGCAAATACTTTTTGCGCCAATCGCTTTATTTTTAAGGGCTTTAGAAGCTTTGGCCCCATAACTTTTAGGTTAAAGCCCGTTGTTTATTATTATTTTATGCAATAAAAACAATGATTTATATATATCTTGCGGATATATGCGAGGGGGGCGAGCGCCAGTGGGGGGTGTACCCGTACCGTATACAACTCCTACCTATTTTTGGGAAATCACAATAGTAAACCTGCCCGATAATAGGCCCCCTGCAGGACTTTCGTTCTGTTTTCGTCAACGCAGTATACTGTTTTTGGGAAATTATTCCTGTATTGTGTAAAATGCTATTGACTCAGTTGTGCCACTTAGTTATATATCAATCACAGGCTGTACTGCAGGCTGTTATTAACTGAGAGTATATTATGAGTGAGTTTGGCTCTGATATTACGCTGGATATCCCTATTCATGTAGATCACGACTTTGATATAGATGCTGATGGCATTTGTTATCTTGCTACGTTTATCTATGTGGGTGATGGTGACGAGGCTACTGAGACTAAGGTAGATCTTGAAGGCGTTACTGAAGAATTAAGTGAGTTTTATGGTGACATTAATGGTTACCAGAAGCTGTATAGTATTGCCCATGAGTTTACCCGGTTAGCTGAGAGGCTACGGGCTACGGCAGGGCGCATAGAGGACAGCACTGAAGCTGTAGATGATCTCTTCAACATTCCTGATGAGTGATATTCAGGAGATTGATGGGGAACTGTGGTACTATAGCCCGTCTGGTTACAGGCAAAGATTAGATACCCATAAAAAGAAAAATACCACCCGCATGTTTGTGGATGGTAAGTATATTCCTCAGTCTCACCCTCTTCATAAGCCTGGTCGTTATAAGAGTTTTAACGATGCTGCATTCTCTAGCTTTGAGAACTTGGCTAAAATTAAGACAGGATATGTTTATGTATTATCTAATCCTGCTTGGCCTGATTGGGTTAAGGTAGGTATGGCTATAGATGCTGATGATCGCTGTAGTAGCTATCAGACCAGTAGTCCTTATAGAGATTATGTTCTGCATTGTGCTGTTGCTACTGATGACAGGCGCAAGGATGAATATAAAGCACATAAGGCATTAGAGAAGATCTCTGATAACCGTAAGGGTGAATGGTTTAAGATCCCTGTTCAGGTGGCTATAGATAGCATAGCGGGTATTACTAAATAACAAAACTCCCCTTAGTAGAGTGGTGCTATAATATACTCAGCAACACAAACTTAGGAGAGTTGATATGGATTATGTGTTTAACAGCTTGAACGGATTCTGGAAGTCTATTCAGAAGAACCAGCAAAGACGTGCTGATTATTGGATCTTACAGAATATGTCTGACAAACAGTTAAAGGATATGGGCGTATCTAGAGGTGAGATTTATAGCCGTATTTATGACTAGCTAGTAGTATTAACCCCCGGCTTACAAGTAAATTATACAGCATTTTTCAGAAAAGTCAATCCCAATAATGCCACTCAATTAAGTGGTTGACCTAATCATGGCCCTGATGTTATAATAAAGATGTCAGGGCAGAAATGGCCCTATGATAAATCTCGTATACATTCGTGCAGCTATTCGTGAGCGTACAGGCAAGGAGTTATCTCTGGAAGCTGTGCGTGACCTTCTTTTAGAGGAAGGCTTAATCACCAAGAAGCAGGCACAGGACAGAGATCTTATCTTTAGAGGTTATGCGGAATATTTCGAGACAGAAGAAGCCGCAACCGTAGTGGAAGATCCTAATCCATTTATTATCAGGGAAATAAAACATGAAGATGACTAAAGCAAAGTGCGGTGCGTCTAATCCTCCTGCGGGTAAGTCTGCCAAAGTTAAGATGATGGGCGGCGGTATGGCTATGAAGAAAAAGCCTGGCTACAGCTACGGCGGCATGGCGAAGAAAAAGAAATAATGTTTATCGGCGTATTACTTGTTTGCGGATCCATGTCGGATGTTAAGACTTGTGACGTTAAGATGAATACTCAAAACCTGTACGACACTAAGCAGGAATGCGTACAGGAAATGAGAGGCGTAGCAAAGTATGTCTTAGACATGCTGGAGTTAAACGCTAGGCCCTACTGCTTTCCGATAGGACAAAATCACACTTAGTTATTTCTTCGGGGGGGAGAAATGATAGCAGAAACGCTGGCAGTCGTTGGTGCTGCCAATGCCGCTATAGGTCAGGTAAAGCAGCTTATAGGGCATGGACAAGAAATCTCTGCTATGGGCCGACAGTTGGGGGCAATCCTGACTGCGGAAGAAACCCTAAAGGCACAAGGTGATCGTAAGAAGAAGAGTTTATTTTCTGCGGCTCTAGGCAAAGATGAGAACAGCTTTGAGGAGTTCTTGCACCTAGATAAGCTGAAGCAAGCCCGTAAGGAAATCGAAAGCCATATGCGCTTATATGGGCGTCCTGGCCTTTACGATGATTGGGTAAAATTTCAGGCCCAAGAGCGGGTTCGTAAGCGTGAAGAAGCTGAAGAGCAAGCCAAGGCACGGGCATTCCTGATGGAATTATTTCAGTGGTTAATAGTAGCTGTAATCGTACTTGGTGGATGCGCTGGGCTAATCTGGTGGGCTTGGATTACAAGTGGCAGGTGAAACCCTCATAAGTCATTTCCCCCTGCCTTCGATGCCCTTTCAGACGCATGTAAATGTGATCTTTGAGAATGGCGTAGGTGAGCAAGTAGAGAAGAAGGTACGGGCTGGAGAAGCGGGTTCTGTAGAACCGATTGATGAGCATACCCCAGTCGAGAACCTCAAGTTAGTTGACCAAAGATACGCATATAACCCTGATCCTAATAAGCTGAGAATGCCTGACGGTCAGATCGTAGATTTTGTGGTGGCGTAATGGCGAAAATCGATAAATCCAAAATGAAATGCAACAAGCCACGCCGCACTCCAGACGGGCCTAAGAAGTTTGTCGTTAAGGCCTGTGAGAACGGTACGGAAAAGATTATTCGCTATGGCGACCCAGATATGAAGATCAAGAAGAGCAACCCTAAACGCCGAAAATCCTTTCGTGCCAGACATAAGTGCAGCACGGCTAAATCTAAACTAACGGCCCGTTACTGGTCATGTAAGAATTGGTGATCCTATGTCTTTGGTAAAAAATATGAACGCCCGTAAAAAAGCTGGAACTTCACGTTCCAAGGGTAAAAGCACGATTAGTGATAAAACCTATAAGGATTTAAAAGCGGGTAAAATGAATAAAGGCGGTACGGCTGTTAAAAAGGCCAAACGAAAATGACGGAAGACCGCCTCACACGCATTGAGGATAAATTGGATAAGCTTTCAAACGCAGTCGTAACCCTCGCCCGAATGGAAGAGCGTATGATTACTGTTTTTAAGCGTATGGACAATATCGATGATCAGCAAAAGGCCATGTGGGATCGGATCGTTAAGTTAGACCAGCTTACTGCATCTAGAGGCCACAAGTTACAATTCTTTGAGCGTATCTGGTGGATCGTATTCACGGCGTCCATAGGAGCCTGCTTCGTGTACATGAGGACGTTAGGATGATGGAAGTAGAGAAGAAATATACGGATAAGCAGTTAGCCTTTTTGGATGCTCTGATGGGAGAAGCAGGGGGAAACATCCGAAAAGCTATGGATATAGCTGGTTATTCTAAATCCACTAAAAGTGGTGAAGTAGTTAAGAACTTACGGGAAGAAGTTATTGAACGTGCAAGCCTTATGCTGGCTATGAATGCACCTAAAGCAGCCTTTGGTATTATTGGGGTTCTAGACGATCCTAGTGCTATGGGCGCAAGAAATTCGATCTCTGCCGCCCGTGAGATACTAGACCGTACAGGTTTGGTAAAGAAGGAACAGGTAGAGGTCACCAGCCAAGGCGGTGGCGTGTTTATCCTGCCCCCGAAATCTACAGATGACATGGGATAATAAGGCTAGGCCTAACAAGTCGGCACGAATACCTTTTGGTTATGTAGCTGACCCAGACAACCCCTTACTACTGTTTCCAGATGAAACTCTTGTAGCACTTGTAGAAGAGGCTCTTGATTATCTGGAAAACGGACACGCTACCCGTAAGGTGGCAGAGTGGCTTACTGAAAAGGGTGGGCGTAAGATTTCTCATCAGGGAATTATCCTGATTTGGAGAAGGCACAGGCCAGACAGTAAACGAATAAAAGATCTAGATAGGGCTACCAAGAAGCGTAGACCTAAGACTAGCAAAGATAAAAAGATTGCTGCAGTTAAGCGCAAACGGTCAGACGCCAAACGTGTAGCAACCTTAATGACTAAGAAGCTGGCTGAACACGAAGACAAGCCAGAAACCATAAGTAACACACTGGATTTCTCAAGCGTTGAAGAACAGGCAAAGAAACAGGAAGTTGTATTCGCCCCAAATCCTGGGCCACAGACAGACTTCCTTGCAGCGCCAGAGAGAGAGGTCTTGTTTGGGGGAGCGGCAGGCGGCGGCAAAAGCTACGCTCTACTCGCAGATCCCATGCGTTATTTTTCAAATCCTGCATTCAGTGGACTCATCCTTCGCCGTACAAACGACGAACTGCGTGAATTGGTTTTCAAGTCACAAGAACTATACCCGAAAGCGTACCCAGGAGCGAAATGGCAGGAAAAGAAAAGCCAATGGACGTTCCCTAGCGGAGCAAGACTATGGATGACATATCTTGAGCGTGACGAAGATGTCATGCGTTACCAAGGTCAGTCTTTCTCTTACATAGCGGTGGACGAACTAACCCAGTATTCTACCCCATACAGCTTCAATTATTTACGCTCACGGCTTCGTACAACAGACCCTGACCTGCCCACTTATATGAGGGCAACCACAAACCCAGGTGGCCCTGGGCATCAATGGGTCAAGAAGATGTTTATTGATCCTGCCCCTGCGAATAAAAAGTTTGTGGCGCAAGATCTCGAAACAGGCAAACCCCTTGTGTACCCTGATAAGCACGAAAAAGCTGGTGAGCCGTTATTTTACCGAAAGTTTATTCCTGCAAGTCTATACGACAATCCGTACCTGACAGAAGACGGTGCGTATGAAGCCAACCTTTTATCTCTACCAGAGAACCAGAGGCGGCAATTACTTGAAGGCGATTGGGCAGTAGCAGATGGCGCTGCGTTCCCTGAGTTTAACCAATCGGTTCATGTAGTAGAACCTTTCGATATACCATCTGAGTGGGTACGATTTAGATCAGCGGATTACGGATATAGTTCGTGGAGTGCAGTACACTGGTTCGCAATAGACCCTGCCTATGAAACCCTAATCGTTTATCGTGAATTATATCTCAGTAAGCACACAGGTAAGGATCTAGCAGCGGCTGTAATGGAAGCCGAAATGGGCGACAGGATCAGTTACGGTATTCTGGACAGTTCATGCTGGCATAATCGGGGTCAGATAGGCCCATCTATTGCAGAAGAAATGATTAACATGGGATGCAGATGGCGTCCTAGTGATAGATCCGCAGGAGCAAGGGTAGCTGGCAAGAACCAATTTCATCAACGGCTAAAAGTGGATGACGTTACAGAGCAACCAGGATTAGTTTTCTTTAATACTTGCCGACAAATCATTGCAGATCTCCCGTCTATACCGTCTGACCCCAAAGGTTCTGATGATATTGACCCCAGATATGCACAAGATCACGCCTACGACAGTGTTCGGTACGGTTTAATGAGCAGACCAAGGGCGTTTTCACCTTTCGACATGGGTAGAGGCGTACCGCAAACCCCCTACCGACCCGCAGATTCAGCATTTGGATATTAAAATATGGCTTTAATGGACAGACCAGAAGATTCTAACCCTGAAGAGGCTACCGAAACTGATCGTGTGGTGGCTTTGGAAGAAGATGGTGACGTAGAACAAGAGAATACAGAGTATTCTGGAGTTGTTTCGTTCATCGACGGGCAGTTTCGTCGGTCTAAAGAACATCGACGCACCGACGAAGACCGTTGGTTAACGGCATATCGAAATTATCGTGGTATATACGGGGCTGATGTACAGTTTACAGACACAGAAAAGTCTCAGGCGTTCATTAAGATCACAAAAACTAAGGTGCTGGCTGCATATGCACAAGTTGTGGACGTACTTTTTGCTGGTGGTAAGTATCCACTAGGTATTGAGCAGCGTAAATTTCCAAATAACGTAGCAGATGCGGTACATTATGATCCTAATTCCCTGACAACGGAAAAAGTTAAGGAAAAAACGGGCGTAGACTATACCGTGCCCCGTAATATTGTGCGCCCAGAGATTGCTAAAGAGTTAGGCGTATATACAGACAAGCTAAAGCCTATCGAAGACGAACTTGAGGCGGGTGCAGGTACAAATCCTGGTTCTATTACGTTTGAACCTGCTAAAGTTGCTGCTCAGAAGATGGAAAAGCGTATGCATGACCAGCTTGAGGAATCTCAGGCGTCTAAGCACCTACGTTCTATGGCATTTGAGTGTGCATTGCTTGGTCACGGCCTACTTAAAGGCCCGTTTGCCTACGATAAGGAATATCCACGGTGGACAGAGGAAGGTGAGTACGATCCTCTCTTTGAAACTATCCCAAAAGTAGAATTTGTTAGTATTTGGGATTTCTTTCCTGATCCTGATGCCAGAAACATGGCAGAAGCTGAATATACGGTACAACGCCATCGTCTAAACCGTTCACAGATGCGTGGATTAAAGAAGCGCCCACATTTTCGTGAAGAAAGCATTGAATTAGCCATTGATTACGGCCCCAGCTACACCAGAGAGTATTGGGAAGACGCATTAGAGGATAATGCTAGTTCAGATCAGGTAGATCGCTACGAAGTATTAGAATATTGGGGTATTATTGACGCTGAACTGGCTGAAGAGGCTGATTTAGATATTCCAGAAGAATATGAGGATCAGGACGAAATACAGGTCAATATATGGGTCTGTAACGGTCAAATCCTGCGTTTAGTGCTAAATCCGTTTACACCAAGCCGTATTCCCTATCACGCAGTACCGTATGAGTTGAATCCATACTCATTCTTTGGAATTGGTGTTGCAGAAAATATGGAAGATACCCAACTGTTAATGAACGGTTTTTACAGGATGGCGATAGATAACGGTGCGTTATCAGGTAACCTTCTGATTGAAATCGATGAGACAAACTTGGTTCCTGGGCAGGATCTAAGCGTGTACCCTGGCAAGGTGTTTAGACGCCAAGCGGGTGCCCCAGGACAGGCGATTTTTGGAACAAAATTCCCCAACGTCAGCCAAGAACTAATGATGATGTTCGACAAGTCACGTCAGCTTGCTGATGAGGCTACAGGTATCCCGTCATACTCTCACGGTACTACGGGCGTTATGGGTGTAGGCCGTACAGCGTCTGGAATGAGTATGCTGATGGGTGCAGCACAGGCTAACATCAAAGCAGTGGTGCGAAACATCGATGATTACTTACTTTCTCCGTTAGGTAAGGCGTTATTCAGTTTTAACATGCAATTTAATTTTAGTAAGGAATTTGTTGGAGATTTGGAAGTTATCGCAAAAGGTACGGAAAGCCTAATGCGTAATGAGATCCGCAGTCAGCGTTTGTTACAGTTTATGCAAATGACGCAGAACCAACAGATGGCTCCATTTGTTAAATACGATTACGTCTTGCGTGAGTTGGCAGCGTCTATGGACTTGGACGAAGACAAGATCCTGAATGATCAACGTGAGGCCATTATACAGGCTAAGATGATGGCAGAGATCCAAGCGATGATGCCACAGCCTGAAGGCCCACCAGCACCCGCAGAAGGTGGCCCACCTAACCCAGAAGACCCAACAGGTACAGGCGGCGGTAATATAGCCCCAGGAGCAGCCCCAGAGCCAGGAGCAGAAGGCTTCACAGGCGAAGGTGGTGGAGCGAATGGTGGACAGCAAGCAGCACCGCCTAACGCAGCACCACAGGGGCCTGTACAGTAATGGATAAGCAGTTCTGTAAATCAATGCTCCTGTTGGTGAATACGCCCACCTACATGGATCTCTTACATGAGTATGTCTCTGTACGGATAGCAGCTTACCACCAGCAATTAGAAAACACTAAGGATCACCAGCGTGTCTTAGAGATACAGGGCGCTATTGCTGAACTACGTCGATTTAAGACGTTACGGGATGAAATGATTAAGGGTGCAGAATAGTGGAAGAAGAAGAATCTTTCTGGGATAAGTTTAATCCCCTCACAGGATCTTATCGTAAGAACAAACCTTTAAGTGTTAAGGCGGCTGAAGTAATTGCTGAGAACGCACCGATTACAGGAACTACTTATACTGCTGCCGATATATCTGATGAATTAGATAAAGAAGACCCTAGCAAATTAAAGATTGCAGGTCTTATGGGGGCAGAGGTATTAGGAGCGGTTCCTTTCGTAGGTGACGCAGCACAAAGCCTTATAAGAAAGGGTTTAAAAGCCAAGGGATACGGGGAAGCCTCAGATGAAACTGTTGGGCTTATGCGTGAAAAATATCCAAACATGGAAGCCCGTGAGGAAACATATCGTATTGCCGAAAGACCTGATCCAAAGACAGGTGAAACGGATATAAAAGTAGGCCCAGAGCAAGAACTTGAAGAAGTACCAACTTACCCTGAAGCACCTGAAAGAAGTTCAGTTTTTATAGATCCTAGTAGAGCAAGGGTTGAATATGACGGTGAATATAGAAATACCGTTATCCCTACTAAAGGTGTTTTATATATTGAGGATATAGTAGAACAGAGTGACAACGTTTTATATCGTGGAATGAGTGCAGAAGAGTATAGAGGCGCACTTGAGCAAGGATATATTAAGTCTAAAGGGGATTATAATATTGGGGATGAGCAAGAAGGTTTAACTTTTTTTTCTACTCGCCCTAGTCAAGCGGAATCATACGCAAATAATTACACGCCAGAAGGATTTAAGGCTACGCCTGATCGCCCTGCGTATGTAGTGGCTATAAAAAAACCTAATAAAATAGATTACGTTACTGGCGATACCGAAATAGGGTTAAAAGGGGAAATACCTACAAGTGCCATTGTAGATGTTTTTGAAGGAAAGCCGTACCAGTTTAAATCTGACGTGGTAGTACAAACAGACTTTGGAAATACAAAAAACGTATATGGATCTCCAGATACGGCTCTTGTTACATGGGAACGAATAGACAATTCATCCTCTTCTATTTCAGTAGGTAAAACTTCGGATATGAGTGCCCTTGTTAAGGATGCACCTACTAATGCCATAGATGACATAGGTTTAACGGAAGAAGCCCGTGAAGAATGGCGCAAAGTAAATAAAGTAAATCAGAAACAAACTAGAGTTCCGCAAGTTCAACAGGCTGCAAAAGGTCTGATGGAAAAAGAGATTACTTCTGCGGAGTATCGTGAGTTAGTAGAAGGCTTTCAGCCAATTTCTTTACTAGAAGAAGTTCCCACGATGCCCACAGTAGAGGATATAGCTTCTGCACTTAATTCCGATAAAGTTAGAAAAGGTATTGTAGGGGTAAATAAGGGAATTGAGGACGGTACTTACGTAGCTTCCCGTTTGGATATTCCCGCCTATGAGCAATACGACACTTGGGTAGTTTCTGTTCACGATGGTGCTGGTGGAAAGCTAAGTGGGGAATCCGTTGGGTATGCTCAGACCGCTGTATTAAAGGATGTTACCTTTAATTCAGTTCCTAAAGCGGCAGCTAATATCGCTTCAGGAAAAGGTAAAACAACAATAGCCCGTATATTTGGAAATTGGGAAAACCAAGATCCACAAGAAGTATATAACCGTGCTGTTTCTCTTATGGATGATCCTGAGTGGACACAGGTAGGGATGAACCCATTTAGGCATTCTTACTTTTACGACAAAGTTACAGGTGAACCCGTGGTTGCTGCTACAGAGGTAGTACAGGTTGGGCCGCTTGTGCTTGCTAAAAATGTTAAAAAAGCATCCCCCGATGACCCCGCATTTAGAATAAATCAAAAAGATGAAAACTCCCCTACTTTTGCATTGGGTGGTCTTGCCGCCTCTCAAAAAGGCATCACCACACAGGAAGGCTTAGATATGGCTAATAATAGATTTCAACTAGATCAGAAAAAAGCCGACTTGGATAAAGACGGTAAGCTTAGTGATTACGAAGAAGCCCGTGGAGAGGCTATTCAGAAAGCTAACGTGGATGATCCAGAGAATGATGAAAAGATGCAGATGTATCACGGTGGTATGCCATGCGACTGCGGCGGTGACTGTGATGGTTCCTGCGGCGGCATGATGTCAGACCCCGTATCAGGTAACCCTATTCCAATTGGTTCCAGTGCAGAGAATGTACGGGATGATATTGAGGCGATGATTAGCGAAGGTGAATACGTTCTGCCCGCTAACGTGGTCAAATGGCATGGTCTTAAACATATCATGGATATGCAAGCAGAGGCTGAAATGGGCCTCATGGGCATGTTTGATATGGGTCTTATTCAATACGCAGGTGAAGAGGAAGCTGAAGAACCTGAAGAGGTTACTGAGGCAGAAGACGATATTCCTGAAGAGGATGTCGATATCGAAGTCGCCGCCGTTGAGGTGGATGACATGATGGATGATGATGAGGAAGTCGAGGAGGTCTACCCCACTACATCCAAACTACCAGGCATGATCAAAAAACAGAAAATGGTGATCATGTCCTAACGGGCTACCCGCCAAAGAGCGGCCCCCAATGAGGCAAAAATGGCAAAATATAGACGTGTAGAAGAAGACGATAACGGTCTTACATATTCGGAAGAATTAGCACAACAGCAACAACCACAGGCAGGTGGCCCAGAGCCAACTGATGCTGAAGATGCTACCTATAAAAAACGGTATGGTGATCTTCGTCGGCACTCTCATCAACTCCTGCAACAGAAAGATCAAGAAGTTGCACAGATGAAGGCGCAGCTTGAAAAAGCGGCAAAGGGTCAGATTCGATTCCCTAAGACGGATGAAGAGATTGACCAGTGGTCTAAGAAGTACCCAGATGTTGCAAAGATCGTGGACACGATTGCTAGGAAACGTGCTGGAGAGGCACTGGCTGAAGGTGAAAAGCGGATGGCTGGATTACGCCAGCTTGAAACTAAACTCACCCGAAAAGAAGCAGAGCAACAGCTTGTACAGCTTCATCCTGACTTTAATCAGATTAGGCAAGACCCTTCTTTTCACGAATGGGTTTCTATGCAGCCAAAGTATATTCAGGATGCCCTATACAAGAACAACACCAATGCAAATGAAGCAGCCCGTGCCATTGACTTATATAAGGCTGATACTGGCAAGCGTAAGACTAAGAGCAAGTCGGCTGCACAGGCAGTAGGACGTACCTCTAGTTCCGCACCTAGTACGCAGCAACGTGGTACGTTTTCTGAAAGTCAGATCGAAGCTATGACTGACTCAGAGTTTTCTAAAAACGAAGAAGCTATTAAGGAAGCAGTTCGGAATGGTAGTTTTACCTATGATCGAACAGGCGCTGCTAGATAGCTTGCAAAGTAAATAGTTAAGTGTTATAATAAACGTGAGTAGCAGGACAATAACTGCTACCCACAACTCTTTGAAGATACGTTTGTAAGTAGACATATCCTCTGAGAGTTGATCTCTCAAATCACAGAATGGAGCCACCGAAAGGTCTACCTCTAGTTCTGCCTATTTCCCAAGAATTCTGACGTTTAGTCCACCAGTGTGGTGAGGCCCGTCTGCTTGTTAGCTGCAACTAATCAGGCACTCGCACCCTCATATATCACTGCCACCAAATTGTCCTCTTCGGGTTTGTTCGGGCGTTTTGCCCTGCCATTCCAAAAGGAGAACAACATGGCATTTCCACAGGCCTCTGGCTATACTAACTTAAACTCAGGCGGCTTCTCGCCTATCATTTACAGCAAAAAAGCACAGCTTGCTTTCCGCAAAAGTTCTGTGGTCGAAGCTGTAACTAACACTGATTACAGCGGCGAGATCGCTTCGCACGGAGATTCAGTGAAAATTATCCGTGAACCCACGATCACTATCAACGCTCTTGAGCGTGGTACTACGCTGGCAACACAGGATCTCACAGATACCGATTTCACTATGGTTGTAGATAAAGCGAACTACTTCCAGTTCACATTGGCAGATATAGAACAGGCGCATTCGCATATAAATTTCATGGACTTAGCATCTGATCGTGCTGGTTATGATCTTCGTGATGCGTTTGATGCGGAAGTTTTGGGCTACATGTCTGGTTGGAAAACTCCAGGTGCATGGGTACGGAACACAACCACCTCTGGTTCTGTTGCAAATGTGAATGCTGGTACGGACGAATTGCTTGCTGCAAACAAGCTGGATATCACTGATTTTGGTGGTTCTGACTTGGGTGTAGCTAGCGAAGTAACATCTATTCCAATCGCCGCTGGTGGTGGAGCAGGTGCTATTACTTCACCGTTAGCTATTTTGAACCGCATCAATCGTAAGATGGATGAGGCCAACGTAGCTACGGATGGGAGATGGGCGTGTATCTCACCAATTCTAGCAGAAATCCTTATGGACGAAGATTCCAAATTGATTAATGCTGATTTCGGTGGTTCGGATGAAATCCGTAACGGCAAGCTTCCAGCTAAGATCCGTAACTTCACTATCTATGTGTCAAACAATTTGCCTTACGTTGGCAACCTCGACACTACCGCTTCTGCGGGTTCCGAAACAAACTTCGGAGTGATGGTAGCAGGTCACGATAGTGCTGTAGCAGTAGCTGATCAGATCGCCAAGGTGGAGACATTCCGTTCTCCAGATACCTTTAGTGATGTGGTCCGGGGCATGCAATTATATGGGCGCAAGGTATTAAGGCCCGAAGCCTTGTTCACTGCGAACTATAACCTAGCATAGCTTTACTTGGGGGGCAGGTCAAGTACTTGCCCCTCACTTTATTAAGGTTAAATTATGCCCACTACTTATATCGATCTTTGTAACCAAACCCTTCGCCGCTTAAATGAGGTGGAGATTGCGGAAGCTGACTTTAGTTCAGCCCGTGGCGTTCAGGCACTTGTTAAAGACGCCGTTAAAGCAGCGGTAGCTAAGATCAATCAGGCAGAGTTTGGTTGGCCTTTTAATGCTGCGGAAGAAACTGATACTTTAATTGTAGGGCAAACAGAATATACTTGGCCTCAGTATTTTAAAGTAGCTGATTGGAACAGCTTTCAAATCCAAGCAAACGACAATCTAGGTGCGGGGTATAAAACTCTTAAATTCATCGAACAGGATGAATGGTACTCTGATCATCGTGATGCCGACTATACAGCGGGAGTTACAGGCAGAGATATGCCTGAGTATATATTCCCTGCTCATGGTAACGGCTATGGGGTTAGCCCTTCACCCAACAAAGCGTATACCCTAAAGTTTCGCTATTTTATGAATTATTCTGACATCACGAATGCAACTGATGTCACCCGCATACCCGAAAGCTACGACACCGTTTTAATCGATGGTGCGCTTTATCACATGTATATGTTTAAAGATAACATGGAGTCTGCCCAAGCTGCCTTTATATCGTTTGAGAAAGGCATCAAGGATCTCCAAACCCTCTACATAAATAACAATGTCTCTATCAGAGATACTAGGATAAAATTCTAGATGCCTGACCAGATACAATCCCTAAAAGTAATCTGTGGCGGTGGCCTGAACTCTAACGAAAATCACTTAGATCTTTCGGACAACAGTCCTGGCGCAGCAACACGATTAGTTAACTACGAACCAGGCCTCTTCGGGGGCTATCGTCGTATTGAGGGGTACGATGATTATGATAGTGACTACGGAGAGGTAACCGTAGCAGGTCAGACAACAGGTCAGGGTAAAGTACTTGGCCTAGCTATTTTTAAAGACGATGTAACTAATTCCACTAAGATCATTGCAGCACGGCAAGATGCTGGTGGCACAGATTATAGCTTCTATTACTACACCGCCTACATTGGCTGGCGTAAGTTTACTCTAGATCATTCCGTTACCAGACCAATGACCCTCAACGGGCTTACGGTAAGCAAGTTACGTCATGCCGTATTTAACTTTGGTACAGGTAACCACATTATATTTGTTGATGGAGTAAATCCTGCCATCGTATTTAATGGTGCTAATTGGAAAGAAATAAAGTCTTCACACGCTGGAGGATATGACGCAGCTAACAACACGGCTGGTGGAGATCAGGCACTTAATGCTCCTGCGCTTGTAGACGTATTTGAGAACCATGTGTTCCTATCAGGGCATGAAGCTACTAGAGCGGCTGTAGCCCATAGCGCACCTAATGATGCTTATA